CTGACGGAACTTATTCAGACGGGGTTGTGTGGAACGGCCTGACGACGGTTACGCTCAACCCCTCCGGAGCGGAGGCTTCAGCATTCTGGGCTGATAACATCAAGTATCTGAATCTGCTGTCCGCCGAGGAACTCAGTTTTACTGTTGAGGCATATTCTTACCCGCGTCAGTTCAGAAACTGTCTCGGAAGAAAAGAACTTGTCAGCGGCGTGCTTGTCGGACAGCAGAAACGGGATATGTTCGGGTTCTCTTTCCGCAGTCTGATCGGGAATGCGGAACAAGGAACCGATTACTCCTATAAGCTGCATGTGATCTACGGATGCACGGCCAGCCCTTCCGAGAGAAGTTACGCGACGGTCAACGATTCTCCGGAAGCAGTCACGCTCTCTTGGGAGATCAGCACGCTTCCCATCAAAGTTGACGATGCAAAGACGACCGCCGAGTTCGAATTTGACGGTAAGCGGTTCAAGAGCCTCGGGCTGATGAACGTGCTTCACGCCATTGAGGACATTCTTTACGGAACGGATGATACGCCTGCGCGGCTGATCCTTCCGGAAGAGTTTCCCGCTCTCTACACGTACTTTCGGTACATCCGGGATTCGAGCGGGGATATCATACTGGACAGCGACGGTCAACCGCTCATGTCTGCAGTCTACGACTGATCCAACAAGGGCCGTTTCAGCATTAAGCCGGCGGCCCTTCCACTTTTTTATTCAAATACCGAAAGGGGAAATCAAAATGCTTAAGAAGACCATGACTTACACCGACTACAACGGCGAAACGAGAAAAGAAGACTTCTATTTCAACATGACCCGGGCGGAAGTGACCGAGATGGAACTTTCCATTGAAGGCGGTCTTTCCGACATGATCAAGCGGGTGACCGAGGCCAAGGATGTTCCGACTATCATGAAGATCTTCAAGGATCTGGTGCTCAGGGCCTACGGCCAGAAGAGCCCGGACGGCAAGCGGTTCATCAAGTCCAAGGAGCTCTCCGAGGAGTTTGCTCAGACAGAGGCTTACTCCGATCTGTTCATGGAGCTGGCCACGGATTCCACGGCGGCCGCCGCATTCGTGAACGGGATCATGCCGCAGAACATTGAGGCGAAGTCTGCCGCACTCGAGATCGTCGACTGATATAAACCATGATTCGCATCTCAACGCCCTCCGGCGAGTACTATGACGAACAGAGGCAGGAGTTCAGGACCGTTGAAGGGCAGACCGTCCTTCTGGAGCACTCCCTGCGCTCTCTGGCCAAGTGGGAAGCGAGATGGAAAAAGCCTTTTCTCTCAAAGGAGCAGAAGACACGGGCTGAAACAATTGATTATGTACGCTGCATGTCTCTGACTCCCGGGGTTGACCCCTCGATTTTTGAGACGCTGACTGATGCGGGCCTCGCAAAGATCAACGAATACATCGCCGATCCCATGACGGCCACGACCTTTTCCGATCGGGGTCCCAAGAAACCGCCGTCCAGAGAGATCATCACGGCTGAGCTGATCTACTATTGGATGGTGGCTTTACAGATTCCCTTTGAGTGCCAGGACTGGCATTTAAATAAGCTCCTGACGCTCATACATGTATGCGAGATCAAGAATCAGCCGAAGAACAAGAAGAAAAACACGAGAGACGACATCAACCGGCGGACCGCGCTGAACAGAGCGAGAAAGCAGCAGCTCGGGACTACCGGTTAAGGAAAGGAGGGCGGCGCATTGATCACGTTCAGGCAGAAGGGCGACTTCAAAAAGCTGAACGGCTATCTGGAGCGTTTCAAGGAAGGCTTGAAAATCAGCGCTCTCGACCGCTACGGCGAGGAGGGTGTTCAGGCACTGGCCGATGCGACGCCCAAGGATACGGGTCTGACCGCGAATTCCTGGAGATATAGGATTGTCCGGGGCAATGGATCCGTATCCATTACATTCGAGAACACGAACATTCAAAATGGCGTACCGATTGCTATCATTCTGCAGTACGGACACGCGACACGGAACGGCGGGTATGTGCAGGGCATTGATTACATCAACCCTGCCATCCGCCCTATCTTTGAAAGACTTGCTGAAGAGGCCTGGGAGGAGGTGAAGCGCGTATGAGCAGGACGATCGATGAAAAAGTCGTAGAGATGCGGTTTGACAACTCGGACTTTGAGAGGAATGTATCGCAGAGTATGTCCACGCTTGACAAGCTGAAGGGCGCGCTCGACTTTTCCGGTGCGAGCAAAGCATTTGACGGGATTACTTCGGCTGCAAATAAAGTAAGTTTTGGAGGGCTTACAAGCGCTCTTGACGGAGTAGGGGAAAAATTCTCGGCTCTTGAGACGATTGCTACGGGAGCCCTTCTCAATATTGGTCGGAAAGTTGAAGACTTTGTATCGAACCAGATAAAAAGCGTAACCCTTGAGCCGATCATGGAAGGCTTCGGTAAATACGCTGACAAGACTCAGTCCGTTCAGATGATCATGAACGCAATTCGGGACGGCACAAAGTCCGACGCAGAGCTGATGCAGGAAGTTTCCGACCAGCTCGAACGATTGAACTGGTATACGGACGAAACTTCTTACGACTTCACCGAAATGGTAGCTTCTATCGGTAAGTTTACCTCTGCTGGCATCGGGCTCGAGGAAGCTGTCACTGCAATGGAGGGTATCGCCAACTGGGCTGGTATCTCCGGAGCGACCAAACAGGAAGCCAATCGGGCAATGTACAACATCTCGCAGGCTCTCTCCGGCGGTTATATGCGGCTTCAGGACTGGAAGTCCATTGAAAACGCGAACATGGCCACCAAAGAGTTCAAGGAGATGGTTATCCAGGCGGCTATTAATCGCGGAACTCTTGAACAGGCTATTGACGAAGCCGGAAATATTATCTATGGCGTCACCTATGGCGGCGGATTCAATGAAGTCAACTACAAGACCGTTGCGAATACTCTGACACAGGGCAAGTGGCTGACCAACGAGGTTCTGACGGACACGCTGGCAATGTACGGTGCATTTACGGATGAGCTGAGTAAGGTTTACGATGACATTAATGAGACTGCTGATGTTACGACTTCTCAGATCATCAAAATGACGAACCAGTGGAAGGACGGCACGCTCGATATGAGCGAGGCTATGGCTATGACTGGCAAGTCTGCAGGGGAACTTGAGGCAATTTTTGCAAACCTTGGCAAGGATGAGTTTGATCTCGGTCGGAGAGCATTTGCGGCAGCTCAGGAAGCGAAGACTTTTAGGGAAGCTATAGACGCTACCAAGGATGCTGTATCAACCGGTTGGATGAACATTTTTGAGAAGCTGTTTGGCAACTATGAAGAGGCGAAGGTTCTCTGGACGGATCTGGCGAACGAACTCTGGGATATTTTTGCCGGGCCGATAAGCGATATTAACGACGTTCTGACTGCGTGGAGAAACAATGATGATCTCGGTGATGGGCGCGACGATCTGATCGAGGGGCTGAAGAACATCTACCGAGCGGCCAGAAGCGTGGTCGATCCAATCACGGAGGCTTGGGAAGCAATTTTCCCATCAGCTACTTATCAAGATATTTGGAATTTTACGCACAGGTTCAGGGAGTTTACGGATGGGCTGATTGTCGGCGAAACGTCGATGAAACAGATTAAGATGGTTTTTGAGGATTTCTTCGGAATCTTCAAGACATTTTCTGCGGCATTCAAGAATGGCGGAGGGTTTGGAAAATTCTTTGAAGGCATCAGCGGTGCATTCAAGACCGGAACTGATCGGCTTTATGATTTTCTTCTCGGCATTCAGCGAATCCGCAGTGTAATCTCTGACTACGAGAGTGGTAATCTTGGTGAGTTCAGTTTTGTGCAGCAGACCATCGACGCTTACCCTGCGGCCGCGAAGGCTCTCGAAATTTACGAGAAGCTGGTTAAGACCGCTGAAACACTCGGGCAGGCTTTTGGTAAGGCATTCGATACCACAAAGTTCTTTGAGGATGGCGTACTTACTATTAACAGCGTTATAGGCGGGATCGAACAAAACATCGCGAATGTGTTAAGCGCTATTACGGATATTGTTCACATCTGGACCGGCGCGGATATTTCCAAGACGATCGACAACATCAGAGCGATACTCTTTGGCCTATTCGACGGCATAAAGGCCTTCCTCGGAAGCGAGCGGTGGTCCGACGTCAAGAACGCTATAGTCGGGATAGCTGACGCGTTCAAGGATGCCTTCGGTCCGGCATGGCAGGCTGCTGTTGCGATTTTTGACGACTGGATCGCCGGAATCCGGACTCTGATCAGCGGAGCGGATGGCGATTTTAGCGGTTTCTTCGATACGATTGCGAAGGGTGCAAACTGGGTTGCTGATTTCGTTCGCAGCTGGAAGGGCGGTGTGGAATTCATCTCTGAATTTCTCACGAAGTTCCTGTCCCTGACGGACGCGATTGAAGTCTATCAGGCGAACGGTGGCGGGATTCTCGGCTTGCTGGCGGTGATTAATGACAAGCTCAGAATCATCATCGACACGGTTTCTGATCTCATTCAAAATGTAACCGGATTTGACGTTCACGGCATCGGGGACAGCATTCTCGACGTGATTCAGGGGATCGGCTATGCTGTTTTGCAGCTGGCGGATACGATTGCGAAGACATTCGGCTGGAAGGACAATCCGTTCGGGAAGCTGCTTGGGCAGATTGATGCGGACTATGCCGGTTTTGACGGGGTCGGTTTCAATCTCACAGGCGTATTTCAGCGGATCGGAGACGCATTCGGCAAGCTGGGTGAGCTGTTTCAAGCAGTTGCCCCCGGAATCAGCAGTGCGCTTTCCGGTGTCAAGGTGGTTCTGCAGGATGTTATTCAGCTGTTCAAGGATCTGGGCTCCGACATGAGTCTGCCGGACATGCTTCATCTCATCATGCAGATTATTAGTGTATTCTCCGGTATCAAGCTGGCGAAGAAAGCCGGCGAGATGTTCGAGGCAATCGGTGATGCACTGAATTCCTGGCAGAAGACACTGAAGGTACAGATGCTTCTCGAGTTGGCTGGAGCTATCCTGATGATTGCGGGCGCAGCGGTTCTCATCAGTAAGATCGACAATGAGAAGATCGGGCTGGTACTTGGTACGCTCGGCGTTGCGTTCGGCGGGTTGATCGGTGTGCTGACCGCGTCGCGGGCTGGAAATGCCGATAATCTCAAAGCCCTTCCTGGTATTATTCTGTCTGTGGCTGTCGCTATGGGCGTTTTGTCGCTGGCAACGGATAAGCTGGCCGACGTCATGACCAAGTTCGGACAGATCTCTAACTTCTGGGAAGCGTTTACAAATTTCTCTGCGACCCTTCTTGTTATCTCTGGCATAATTGCAATATTGGCCAGATTGAATGCCCAGCTGACCGCGAAAGATGGGTTGACGAACACCAATGTGATCAACGGGATTGTTGCCTCTATTGGCAAGCTGGCTGTAAGCATGCTGCTTCTGGCCGGCGTCATCAAGTTGTATGAAGTAATGGATTTCTGGAAAATTGCTGAGGGGCTCGGTAAAATCATTGTTGTTCTCGCCGGAGCCGGAGCAGCTATGGGTGCGGCTGAATTCATTTTTAATTTCATTTCTAAATTAAAGGGCGGCTTTACTTCTATGGAGTCGACGGCTACATCCATGTTGAAGTTTTCCGGAGCATTAGCCATTCTTATAGCCGTCATTGGTGCCCTTACGCTGATCAAATGGGGCAATCTTCTCAGCTCACTTGGGAAAGCAATTGTTGCCATTGCTGGATTCTCTGCAGGGCTCATCATTTTCAGCGGAGCTTTGGCTGTTGTCAATAAGCTGAAGGTTCTTGATGTTCTCGACAAAGTTGCCGATGCCATGTGGAAGTTCGCAAAGACCGTTGCAGTTTTGGTGGGCATTTCCGTAATCATCGGGCTGATCTCCGAGGTGTTTGGTGATTCTTTGACGGATCTCGTCGACAAGGGGCTCGAGTTCATTGAATATGCGATCCATTCACTATCTGAGCGGTCAGCAACGATCGCACACGATTTAGCCATTATTATTGTTGATATTGTTCGAGAGGCGCTTCGTGTTCTGGCGGAGAACATTCCGGAGATCACACAGTATCTGGTCGAGATCTTAGGCGGACTGATTCAGGGTGTCAAGGATGCAATGGCGCACGGAGATCTCAACATCTGGGAGGCTCTTGGCGGTGCGGGTCTATTTGCTGGTATACTCGGCCTTGTTGTCTTCCTGAAGAAGAATAAGGTCGGTGTCAGAGACTTTGGCGCCGCGGCGCTTGCTATCGGTGGAGCGGCTATTCTTATTCTGGAGATGGGTGTGCTGTTTGCAGCCATGGGATATGTCGGTGATGCAATTGGGGGTGTTGAAGGCCTGAAGAAGATGCAGGAATTCGCTTCCGGGATTGTTCATGTATTCACGGATGATTGGGGCGTTCTGGCGCTGTTCGGCGTGCTGATGGCGTTCGAACTGGTAATGGCGAAGTTTGGACAAAGTTTGTTTGGAGACAAAGGAAAAGGAACCGGCGCATATAAAAACGTATTCAAAGGCTTTGGCCTTGCGGCTGAGATTATAGCAGAAACGGTTGCGCTGGTCGATGAGTTGGGTGTATTGTTTACGGCAACCGGATTGGCCATTCAAGGTGTAGAGAAGATTGATGGCGTCAAGACCGGCGGCGTTGTGGAATGGATACAGACTGCTGGAGAGTTCTACAGCGCTATCGCTGACATATTCAGCGAGGATGGTGGTGTGTTGGCGCTGTTTGCTGTAATACTTAGTTTGGAAGCGGTTGTTGCAAAGATTAAAGTCGGTTTTGGGGAAATCGCTACTGCAAGTCTAAAAGTTGGTGAGATAATCGGGTTAGCTGTGGCTCTTATCGATGTTGTCGGTACCGCATTTGCCGCAACAGGAGCACTGATGAAAGAAATCGAAGAATATACAGGCGACGGATCAATTGTTGGCTGGATAGAAACAACTGGAGATTTCTTTGAGGCTGTTGGCGCGGCATTAGGCAAGCTCATCGGTGGGCTAGTAGGCGGTGTTGCTAACGGAACGATTAAAGAGGCTTCTAAAGGTGTAACGCAAGATATGATCGACCTGGTTAAGAGCATGGGCGAATGTATAGCAGCTTTATCGGCATCCGGGCTTATCGCATCGGCGGCAGTATGGGCCGGAGGTCCAATCGGGCTTGAGATCATGGCTTTGGAAATCTCTCATATGGCTAAGCATTTTGTGAGCTTTGCGAAAGGTATTGATGAATTGCCAGCAAGCACCGTAGAGAAAGCGGCTACTTGTGCAGATGCACTTTCAAAGATTATAGCCGTTATTCCAAAGACCGGAGGCATTCCACGGATTTTCACAGGAGAAAAAGACATCGCAGCATTCGGTGCCGGTCTGAACGGAATTGCCAGCGGTATAGCCAGTTATGTCAGTGTGTTGTCCGATACTACCGATGCACAAATTAAAGATGTTAATGCAAAAACTGATGAAATAATTATCTTTCTTGAAAAACTTATAGATATGACTCCAGAAACGAATGTTGGTCTGAAGGCATTTCTCGAAGGAGCGAATGACCTCGGGACGTTTGGGTCAACGCTGGTGGCCTTTGCAAATTACCTTAGTAGTTACAGCCAGAAAGTTACCAGTGGCGATATCAACATAACAACAATGGATAACGTGACCCTCATGATTCGCAGGATACTTGCATTGGCGAAGGACGTATCTGACTTTTCTTCTGGAGACGGCAACTTTCACATGGCAGTATTTGGAAATGACCTTGAGAAGTTTGGTGCGTCATTGAAGAAGTATGCTGAGACCGTCAGTAAGATAAAAGTCGAAGACGCCGGTAATGCCATAGGTATTACCCAGAAAATTATAGATACGTTCATCGGAACCAAGGACCTGTCTTTCGGGGACGAAGTCACCAAGATGACTACTGACTTTCTCGATAAGATGATTATTGCATTCGGCAATAATTCGACCAAAACGAAGACCGAGACAGCAGCCGACAAGTTCATTGATTACTTCCGCGATCGGTTCTTGTGGGACGGTACGATCGGGAAGATCAGTCTGGCCATGCAGAACATGATCAACAAGAGCGTCTACGATGAAGAGCTTGTCTCCGGGCTCAGGACCGGTGGAAACGATATGGTCACAGAGCTTCGGGATGGTATTATAGAAAAGTTTGAAGGCGAGGATGGGCTGTCTGCGAAATTCGCTTCGTTCCTCGAATCCCTTCTCACGAGCATCGCGACAGATGGGCAGCAGGGGACCAAAGCGCGGTATTACAATGCGGGGTCCGATCTCATAAAGGCTCTTAAGAACGGTATGCTGAACGAGGAGAAGATAGAGGGGCTCGGATCTCCAGAGGCTCTGCAGTTGAAGGACGGCTTCAAAGCACTTCTTGACAGTCTGATCGGGCTGATTGTGTCCAAGGAGACGCAAGAGCGGTTCAATAGGGGTGGGGCTTCGCTGATCAATTCGCTTCTTGGCGGGATAAAGTCAGTGGACATTTCTACTGAAGTCGGTTCTTACGCAGATAATGTGGCTGATGGCTTCATAAACAATGTGAAAGCCAGATCCGACGATGTATATAATGCGGTGCAGTCAAGTATTGTTGAGCAAACAAAGAAAGCGATAACCGATCCTGCCAAAGGCAAAAACGGCGGTGGTTTCACTATTAACTCCCCTTCAGTGTGGGCGGCTCAAGCTTGTGAATATGTTGTTAAAGGATGGACGAACCATGTATACGACAGCGTCCCGAGAATCAAGGAAGCCATGCAGACATTTATCAATGCCGCAAAGGAAGGGATGGACTA